GTTCAAGAGATTATTGAACAGATTGCTGACCGCAGTGATGCGTGGGGTGGAAAACAAGCTATCGTCATCACTGATCTGCTCGAATATGTGCGTGATGCGAATTATGAGTTGCGTAACTCTTCTAAGTATTGGTATGACAAATATAAGGATGCTGCATAATGCAAGTTAACAGTGATTCGGTTTCAATAATAACCAAGTCAATCCTAAAAACAGAGGTTGAACTTTTGAAGACAAGACTGAAACCACAGGATACAGGTAATTTATACACTGCCATTGCTGTGTTGGAAGATAGAATTGCTGAATTGGAAGGAGAAGCAAATGGGTGAGACTAATAGTCCTGATAGAGACAAAGAGCGCAAGGGAAAGCTCAATATGCGTAAGCTCAAGACTCTAACTTCAGAGGTCGATTTCTATAGGGATAAGTTTCGTGGTGCAGTGCCAACCTGTGTTCGTAATCGTATTTCAAGGTTGGAGACTGTGATTAATGTGAAAACAGCAATCTATGAGGAGGCTTTGAAGAATGCTTAAAGCACTAATGATTATTACTATGGTATCTGGTACAGAATACACTGCCAAGCTGCCTAGTATGGACCAGTGTTTGACAGAGGTCACTCCTGTTGAGTCACAGGCAGATGTGAAGAGTGCATCTTGCATTCCAAGGACAGAGAAGGAAGATAAAGTTCCATTGGAATTATTCTCACAATTTTTTGATATGTTCTTGATGCTGGATGAACAACAAAAATGGGATAACAATTGTGGAAATTACTATCCACCAAAACCATAAATAACATTATGATAACGATAACACAACCAGCAAAGGATTACATGGCCGCTGTCTCAAACGGGGGCCATGTTACACTTGGAGTCAAGTCTGGTGGTTGTGCTGGGTTTGAGTATATCTGGGGTCTATCCACAGATGATGGTGTTGAACACGTCAAATGGTCAAACCCTATAGAGGATGTTCTATTGGTTGACCCATTGGCAGAGATGTATATTATTGGATCAGAAATAGATTATGTCAATGAGTTAGGCGGTAGTTATCTAAAGATAGTAAACCCAGTGCAGACAAGTTCATGTGGTTGTGGTTCGTCGTTTGGAGTATAATAATGTATGAGTATAGATGTAAAATTGCAAGAGTAGTTGATGGGGATACAGTAGACGTTGACATTGACCTTGGTTTTGGTATGTGGATGCATAAAGAACGTATTCGATTGTATGGCATCGACACGCCAGAGAGTAGAACAAGAGATTTAGTCGAGAAGAAGTTTGGTCTTGAAGCGAAGAAGATGGTGGAAACATACATGCCTGTTGGTTCCACTCAAACATTAGTCACCGTGCAAGATAAAGCTGGTAAGTACGGTAGAATATTAGGTAAGTTCAAGATACACGATGGAAAAGAAGATAGGCAGACAACTCTAAATGAATGGATGATCAAGAACCACTACGCTGTGGCATATCATGGTCAATCCAAGGAAGTAGTAGCAGATGAACATCTCAAAAACTATCAAGAGATTGTTGAGAATGTCGATATTACTCAAGATGAGCTTGATATGTATATCAATTCCCGTAGTTAGTGGTTGCCTACCAGTTACCCTAATTACTGGTGCAGCAGGAATTGGTGATTCTATGTACAAGTCTCATCAAATAGGTGCAATAGAAAAAAGAATTGCTTATTTAGAGTATCTATTAGAAAAAAAATATAAACCCTATCAATACATCCCATCGTATGTAGATATGGAAACCTTTAAAAAAGGAATATACGACAGGTAAAGGAACAGGAAATGGAACCAAATTGGAACAGGCTCTGGGCAACAGCACATAGAAAGATATGCACCAGAGATGAATTTGTAGCTAAATTTGATGAAGTTCATGACAACAGTGAAGATTACATCTATGAGTATGTCTCTGCGAATGAGTGGAATGACAATAACCCAGAAGAGGTGTATTTTAAAATAAGTAAGAGGCAAGTTTCTTACGATAATTAATTGTGGAGTTTATATTATGCAAGATTATATACAGACGTATGATAATGTATTAGACAGACAAACTTGTAATACACTAATTAAGAAATTTGATGAGTGTGAGAGTAATCAACTAAGTGCTTCAAAAACAGACAAGCCCGGTAGACAATTCACAGAGATTCTGTTTCGTGAGAATATGGGCGTATTTAAAGACGAATATGAGGTGTGTCTTAATACATTTACCAGCATCATAGAACGGTACAAAACAGATTGTGCCATTGGTGAAATAGGTTTAGGACATAAACAACATCAAAGCGCCATGTGGCCACAAAAATATGGCATGGAAGGCATCAAGATCAAGAGATACCTTGATAATGATACTGACATGTTTAATTGGCATGTTGATGTTAATGATGGTGTTTCAAATACTAGATTTCTAGCATTCTTTATATATCTAGATGATAATGAAGCTGGAACTACACAGTTTGTACATAAAGAAATTGGTTGTGTCGCTGGTTCAGCATTACTTTTTCCTCCACTGTGGAATTACTTGCATCGTGGTAATAAACCTGTCAAGAAACCCAAATACCTACTGCAAAGCTATCTTCATTACCTGAGTCCAGAAGAACTTGGTGAGCCAAGTCACTGGGATATTGAGGGTGTGGAAAGATATTTCCTTGCAGACAGGAAGGAAGCGGCTATTAAGAAAATTCACCAACTCCATGAGAAGTTTCCTAATAGTGAAAGAATCAATAACATGATGGAAAAAATCAATGAAGGGTAAATATACATTTGTTGCAAAAGAGCATGATGATTTAGCATCTATCTGTATCACTGATAATGGAAAATATCATGGTGTTGTATACAAGTATGGTGTGGTAAGCGTTGCTGAAAAAGAAAATGAAGATGGAACCTTGCCTTTTAAGTTTGAGTATGATATAGTAGATAATTATAACATACCAAGAGAGGAGTTTGGTGAGGAGTTCTTTAGTCTCATCGGCGACATTTTGGTTCATATTATTGAGAATCAAGAAGAGGGCGTGAATGACAACGATTGAGCAAACAATTTTAACAAATCTGATATATAATGAACAATACACAAGAAAGGTGCTGCCCTTCATCAAGGGTGATTATTTCTCTGACAGGACAGAACGAACTGTCTTTGAAGAGATACAGAAGTTCGTAGATAAGTATAACGACCTACCTAATCGAAATGCTCTAGAGGTCGAACTGGACAGTCGTAATGACTTGAATGAGGATGATTACAAACGAGTGTTATCAGTAGTTAAAACCCTTGAAGAAGACGATAATGCGAACTTTGATTGGTTAGTGGAGACAACAGAAGATTTTTGTAAAGATAAGGCGGTATACAATGCAATTGTGGATGGGATTAAAATTATTGATGGAAAGGATAAAGAACGAGGTGTCGATTCTCTGCCAAGTATTCTTACTGAAGCCTTGGCTGTTGGTTTTGATAACCGTGTTGGTCATGATTACCTATGCGATGCAGATTCCCGCTTTGAGTTTTACCACAAGGTAGAGGATAAGATACCATTTGATCTGGACTTCTTCAATCGTATCACCAAGGGTGGATTACCACAGAAGACACTGAACATTGCCCTTGCAGGCACTGGTGTTGGTAAGTCGCTGTTCATGTGTCATATGGCAGCAAACTGTCTAAGTCAGAACAGAAGTGTCCTATACATCACTCTGGAGATGGCTGAAGAGCGTATAGCTGAACGTATTGACGCAAACCTCATGAATATCTCTATAGACGATCTGCATGAGTTACCCAAGCAAATGTATGATGATAAGATGAAGGCCATTACACAGAAAACAACTGGACAACTTATCATCAAGGAATACCCTACTGCATCAGCACATAGTAACCACTTTCGAGGACTGATCAAAGAACTTGCTATCAAGAGGTCATTCAAACCAGATATCATCTTCATTGACTATCTAAACATATGTGCATCATCACGATTTAAGGCGAATGGAAATGTCAACAGTTACATGTATATCAAGGCAATTGCTGAAGAACTTAGGGGACTCGCAGTTGAAACAAACGTCCCGATTATGTCGGCTACACAGACCACAAGGAGCGGGTTCTCCAATAGTGATGTGGGCTTGGAAGATACGTCAGAATCTTTTGGTCTGCCTGCTACGGCTGACCTCATGTTTGCGCTCATTAGTAATGAGGAACTTGATGAACTGAACCAGATTGCGGTGAAGCAACTCAAGAACCGATACAATGACCCTACCACCAATAAAAGATTTGTAATTGGTATTGACAGAGCGAAGATGAAGTTGTATGATGTAGAGGATGCACAACAACAAGGTCTTGCAGACTCTAATCAAGATACACTTGCACAACCAGTGTTCGACCTCACTGATTTTGCATCAGAGACAGATTTACCGTGGAAGGTGTGACATGTATGAACTAAAGGACTATCTCAATGCGGTAAACTCTACCAAAGAAAAGCTTATGGATGATGAGGATGAGACATGGGAGAAGAAATACCCACCATTCATCGTAAATAAGTGTGTTGCACCATTTCAAGACACAATCATGCTAGTGAATGAGATTAACCAGTTACACCATCTGGATAAGAAACTTCAGTTTGATTTTTTGATAAATAGTCTACGTCCAAGGAAAAGGTACACCCCTTGGCTGAAGGCGACGAAATTAGAGAATCTAGAGTATGTTAAAGAGTTCTATGGATACAACAACGAGAAAGCAAAGGTTGCTCTTGACCTACTGAATGATGAACAAATTTCTGCCATAAAACAAAAGATGAGAAAAGGTGGAAGAGATGGAAGAAATTAGCTGGACACAAGAACAACTACTTGAAGTGGGACTAAATGAACCCGACGATTTTCTAAAGGTCAGAGAGACACTATCACGCATTGGTGTTGCTTCTCGAAAAGAGAGGAAACTATACCAATCCTGCCACATCCTACACAAACAGGGACGATATTACATTGTGCATTTCAAGGAGCTATTTGCCCTTGATGGAAAGAGAACTAACATATCGACAAATGATTTGTCTCGTAGAAACACAATCGCAAATCTATTACAGGATTGGGGGTTGATTCAAATAATGAGTGAAAGCTCTCATGAGGCAGCACCACTAAGTCAAATAAAAATCCTTACATACAAAGAGAAGAATGAATGGTTGCTGGAGACAAAATACAACATTGGAAAGAAAAGAGAGACTTGACAAATAACTACAAAGGTGATATAATTTTATAATGGAATTCTATACAAATGTGATTCAGCGTGGCAACTCTCTTCTGGTGAGAGGTGTCGAGGATGGTCGGCGGGTATCCAAGCGGGTAAACTACAGACCTACACTATTCGATTTAAAAACTGAGGAGTATACAGGATACAAGACGCTTGATGGTCAGAATGTTCTTCCTCGTAAATTCGACTCCATAAAGGAAGCAAAAGCATGGGTTGAACAGAGAGCAAATCAAGAGATTGTGTTCGGTAATACACAGTATCCTTATTGCTATATCAGTGATGAGTATCCTGATGATGTGCCTTGGGACAAGGATCAAATCCTTATCGTGACCATTGACATTGAGGTGGAGTGCGAGAACGGTTTTCCTGATCCAACGGATGCCGCAGAACCACTACTGTCAATCACGATGAAGAACCACCAGAGCAAGAAGATTGTTGTCTGGGGTCTGCATGAGTTTCAAAACATCCGTGAGGATGTAGACTATCGCTTGTGTAGAGATGAGGATGACTTGCTCATTAAGTTTCTTGACGAATGGCGCATGATATATCCAGACATTGTGACTGGTTGGAACACAGAGTTTTTTGATATTCCCTACATCTGTAATCGTATCAAGAACCTATTCGGTGAAGACTTTATGAATAAGTTATCACCTTGGAACAATGTGTTCGCCAAGGAAGTGTATCAGATGGGACGCAAGCGGCAAGTGTATGATATACAAGGTGTGTCTGCACTAGACTTCTTTGACCTGTATCGCAAGTTCACATATACAAACCAAGAACGATATACGCTGGACCATATTGCGTTTGTAGAACTGGGTGAGCGGAAGGATGGCAATCCCTTTGACACATTTCGAGAGTGGTATCAGAAAGACTATCAGTCGTTCATTGAATACAACATTCAAGACGTGGAGATTGTGGATAAGCTAGAAGACAAGATGCGGCTCATTGAGTTGTGCTTGACTATGGCATATGACGGTAAGGTAAACTTTACGGATGTTCTGGGTCAAGTACGTTACTGGGACAACATGATATACAATCACCTACGCAAAAAGGATATTGTGATACCGCAAAAGAAGGATCATAAGAAGATAGAAAAGTTTGAGGGTGCTTATGTGAAAGACCCTCAAGTGGGTATGCACAAATGGGTTATGTCCTTTGACTTGAACTCGCTGTATCCACACCTTATCATGC